ACTGGTACTGGGCCAAGCTCCGGGAGGGGTGGTAGGGTGGGGGGTGGGGGTGGTAGTAGGCGGGGGAGGGGGAAGCGATGCCGCACGTGAAGCGGGGGTATGGGCTGGCATGGGCGCAGAAGCAGCGTCGGGAGGAGATTGAGGCTTACATCCTGGAGCAGCAGATGGCGGGGATGATGCCGACGGGGCAGGAGATTGCGGATCGGTTTGACGTGAGTCGGGTGTTGGTGGCGACGATCCGTGGGAGGATGGTGAAGGAGGGTAGGTTACCGAGGCCGCCGAGGGCGGCGGGTGCGTTGGAGGAGACGCAGCGGAAGGCGCGGAAGATGATGGAGAAGTTGGAGAGTATTGGGACTGGTGTGCCTATGACGGTGGAGGAGCGGAGGAGCTTCTTATCGGATTTGGCAAGAGTGGAGCCGAGGGCGGACGTGAAGGTGCAGGCGTTGAGTGCGTTGGATAGATTGGAGGGGCGGTTAGGGACGATGCAGGTGGTGGGGCACGGGGCACCGTTGAGTCGGGAGGAGGCGTGGGGGCGGGTGGAGGCGGTGAATGAGGCGTACCGGCGGCTCTTCGGAAAAGATTGAGTGGGCGTTAGAAGCGGAGCGGGAGTTTTGGGCGGATGTATGTCGGAGGAGTTTTTGGGATTTCTTTCGGGTCGCGTGGGGCGCGGAGCGGTACATGGCGCAGCATCCCCAGGACCGGTGGTTAACGCAGCGGTTGCATTATCCGATTTGCATGTGGTTGCAGGGGCACGTGGAGGAGTGGGAGCGGCGACGGGCGGCGGGGGAGAAGAAGCGAACCAAGTTGGCGTTAGTGATTCCGCGTAGTTTTGGGAAGTCGTTGTTAGCAACAAAGGCGCTCACCCTCTGGGCGCAGCTTAGAAATCCAGATATGTCGGCGATGATTGGTAGTGAGATTGTGACGAAGGCGAATGGATTCTTGTCGCCGATTAAGTCGGTGATGGACGGGTCGGATCCGTACGCCTTGTTCACGTGGTTGTATGGGAATTGGTATAGCGCGGACCGGCCGTGGACGGCTGGGAGTGTGGTGCATGCCGCGCGGAAGTCGATGGGGAGAACGGAGCCTAGTTTGAGTACGTGGGGCGTGGAGGGTGGGATTACGGGGATGCACCCGGACTGGGGCGTGTATGACGATCCCATTTCGGAGGAGAAGATCAAGGAGTCGGGGACGTGGATCCAGGCGGTGAACGATTCGATGGGCGCTCTGAGGCCTGCGTTTCGATCGGACTCGTTCTTCATGCTGAGTCTCACGCGGTATCGCGACAACGACATCGTGGGGACGTTTCTCCCGCGGGAGGGCGTGAGGAGTTGGAGTGGGATGAAGGCCCCGAGCGGGAGTGCGATCGAGGTGAAGGAGACGGGGGAGTGGGATGTTTACTATTTGCAGGCGCGAGGGTCGGAAGGTGAATCGATCTTTTCTGAGATGTGGCCGACACACGAGTTGGATCGGTACGAGGAGAGCGATTCGGTTAAGTTTGCGGCGCAGATGATGAACGAGCCTGGGAGTGGTGAGCACATGGCTCTGACGCAGGAGCAGATCGATCAGTTGTGGCTGGAGGAGAAGGAGCTTCCGAGCGGGCTTGTGATCACGGTGCATATGGACACGGCGTTCAAGAGCCACGAGAGCCGTGCGACGGGGGACGAGAGTGTGATCATCGTGTTCGGTCACGATCCCCGTGGGAATGGGGACGTGTACTACTTGGAGGGGTACGGGAGCAACACGTGGAGAGTGGAGGACTTCACGGACAAGTTGGTGGAGATTGTATTGAATCAGCGGAAGAAGGGCCGTCGGGTGCGGTGCATGACGGACGAGCGGGAGTTTGGTGGAAAGGAAGGGACGTGGGAGCAGGCGCTTCGCAGTGCGTTCGCCGGGAGTGAGGCGCGGCGGATGCCCCCCTTGGTGACGTTCACGAGGGGTGGCAATCGTCGTGGGCACAAGATGCGGCGGATGACCGATGCGGCAAGTTTCTGGGTAGATGGGCACGTGAAGGTGGTGAAGTCGGCACCGGGAGCGCAGAAGTTGATTGCGCAGATGGTGCGATTGGGGATCAGTGCCCACGACGATTGGGCCGACGCTGCGGCGGACGTGTTTGCGCCCGAAGTGTATCAGCCGATGTTGTCGTTGCCCGAGGGGAAGGAGGCCCCGTACGAGGGCGGGTATCCGATGCAGCCGGGCGATGATATTTTGGGGAGAGCGTTGACGCCCGAGGACGTGCGGGCGCTGTATGACGAGCAGCACGGGGAGAAGGTGGGGGAGTGGATGGAGCGGGACGAGTGGCAGCGCTAAGGCGACGGGCCTTTTTGAGGGTGATCCATTTTACCCGGGTATGGATCTTTCCAGGTTTGACTCGGATCATGGGATAGGGCTTGGATGCCCATCCGATAGGGCAGATTCAGCAAAAAAGTTGTTGCGCGGCATAGATTTACCGTAGGATCCGCCTCAGGCAGGCTGGTTTTGGCCCAGGGAGGGGCCTGAATCGGTTGGCAACGACCCTCATCCAGCGCGCACAGACCCCCCGAGGACGCCTCGAACAGGACGTGAACATGGTCCTGGAGCGAAAGGCGCTCTCCGAGCAGCATTTTACGGGCATCCGGCGTGAATTTCCCCAGCTTTACGACCTCTACCGGGGCGTTTTGACCGGTCGATTCTCTCCGCACAAGAACAATGTCCACATTCCGCTCATTTTCTCGACGATCCAGAGCGATGTGGCCCGGAAAACGAGCACGAGCTTCGGCGATTGGCCGATTGTGCGCTTCGTTGGCTACGACCCGGGCGATGCGGCGCTCTCGAAGAAGCGCGAGGCCCTCGTTTCGGCTCAGATGCGCGATTGTTCGAGTTTTAAGAAGGGCTACGACGTCTTTCTGAGCGCGGACCTCTACGGGACGGCTGTGATCCAGTATGGCTGGAATCACACCGAGGAGGACATGGAGGTTCTCGACGTCACGGTCCTCCCGTTGACCGGGCAGATCGTCGAGACGATGAAAAAGCAGCGCACCGTGCTCTTCGACGGGCCGGATTGGAAGGTCTTGGACTGCCTCGACCTCTTTCCGCAGCCTTCGTTTCGCACGATCGACGACATGCAGTGGTTCATTACCCGCGAGTACATGGACCTGGATGACATTCGGCTTCTCACGAAGCCCTCGATCTTCGGGAAGTCCGTTTTCGACCCCGATGAAGTCGATCGGATGGAACGAGACGGGGCCGGTGCCTACACAGCCGGTGACGACTACAAGAATTGGCGCACCCAGGGCCGCACGATCTATGACAACGAAGCGCGGCTCCGCGAAAAGTACGCACGCCCCATCGAGATCTTGCATATGTGGGGCACGGTCCCTAGCGAACTCGCAGACGACGGCATCGTAAGCCGCGTCATCTCGATCGCGAACGGGCGCTACCGCTTACGTACGCGGCCGATACCGCTCTGGGGCGGAAAGAAGCCCTTCATGGCTTACTCGCCCATGCCCGACCCGCACTTCTTCTTCGCCGCCGGAAAGGCCGAGGTCGCAAAGAAGCTCCAGATCGTGGCGAATCGGTTTACCAACCAGCAGTTGGATGCGCTCGACATCTTCATTGACCCCGCCTTCTTCTACAACACACGTTCCGGACTCAACACCCGGAATCTTCTGATGAAGCCGGGGCGGTTCATTGGCTTGGATGGCGTCCCTCAGGAATCGGTTCAGGCGGTGACGCCGAACTTCCAGGGCATGCAGATGGGTACGGGGATGACGGAACAGGTCTGGCGCTGGATGCAGCAGGGCAGTGGGATCGTGGAAGACACGGTACAGGGTGGTGGGGGCCAGCGCCAGACCGCACGGGAGTTTCTGGGGCGTTCCGAGGCCGTGGCGACCCGGCTCCTCATGGAGAGTCGCCTCTTCGAGGAAAGTTTCCTAGAACCCCTCGCAGACGCCTTCGTGGACCTCAATAGACAGTTCCTGACGAAGCCCCGCGAGGTCTTCATCCTGGGTGACCGGGCGAACACGGATCCCGACACGGGGGAGCCGATCCCGACCGCGACCCGCCAGATGGTTTCTGGCTGGGATCTGGTGCCGAACTACGAGGCCCACGCCACAGGCGCGACGTCGGCTCTGAACCGCGCTGGTCGCCAGCAGAACTTGACCTTCCTCATGCAGGCAGCGAGCGCCAATCCGATGGTCGCCTCGGCCGTCAACTGGATCGCCTTCTTCCGCCAGATCTTCCGCGAGTTCGAGATCGACAACGTGAACGAGCTACTCGCGAGTCCCGCCCAGCAGATGGCGATGCTCCAGCAGGCTCAGGGAGGCGCGCAGGCGCAACAGGGCGCAGGCCCCGCCCCGATGGGTCCAGGTCAAGGGACGCCGCAGGGCGGCCCGAGCGACGTCGGACCGTATCGAGTGATGAAGCAAGAGCAACGCGCCATACCTGGGACGCCCGGTGGTGTCTTGGCTCCCGGGGAGCTTCCCGTTTACCCAGGGCAAGGGATCCAGTAATGGCGCTCTCTCCGGAACATGAGGCTCTTGCTTCGATGCTGATGAATCGAGCTTGGGAGGGACTTTACAAGGCGAAGATCGTCGAAGAGGTGCGTGGCCTCTACGCCCAGCTTGTCAATCCGAGCCA